CAAGAGAGTCTTCAATCATACGGAGTTGATTGAGAGACTTGATTGCTTTGTGTAAGAAACTCAACGTCATCTTTTTGTTGAGATCCATTAATCCAGAATCGGCATGTGCTATAGCATCAGCAGCAATTTTGATTCCTTCATTTTGTGAATACTCTACAACACCAGCGGTCACACCTTGACCTGACCTAGCATATCCTTTTGGGTTGTAGATATAATACTCGATATAGTCTCCCCAATCAAATTCTAAAGCAGATCCTTTTTGTTGAATTTTTGTATCAACATCTTTGCCAATTTTATGACGGACCTTTCTTAATTTGATAGGGTCAATATAACGAAGTTCTGTAATACCTTTCTTTGGATTATCTAAGTCGATAACTTTGTGGTAAAATGTACGACCATCGATATACCATTTTCTAATAATTTGATGAGCGTTCTTATCAAAGTTTAGAAGTTTCTTAACGTAGTTAAATTCTTTACGAATTTTACTTTTGATACTATCGCTAATCTCTAAGTTTGTGAGATCTAACTCCACCGGGGAATCACTGGCATCGCTTACGACAAATTCGTTAACGATTTCATCCACTGCTGAATCGCATTCTGGATGAAGCGCCATACTACGATAACGTTGAAGGAGTTCATACTCGTTACGAGTAGCTCCCTCAACGTCTACGTAGGTTCCGAAATAACCACCTGCTACAGTAGTTACACTATCATCTTGATTAGGGGGCACCGGGGATTGTCCCGTTGGTGCCGCCCCTTGATTGATTTTAAAACCAAATAGTGAACTCATAGCAATATAATGTTAACCGGTATCCTATCTATTTATTACTGATCGATAGAAGGACCGTCAGCAGCAGCACCACCAGAAGCAGAAGTAGCATTCCACCAGGCATACTGGAACTCAACGGTGAATTCTTCAATCTGATCGTTAGCATCATATGCTAGATCAATTTGAGAAACGCTAGTTGGGAAAGCGAAGTTGAGTTCGTATGTTCTAAGAGCAGTGCCGCCATCAGTAGCATCTTTTTCTAACTGAGTTACCTTGATACGCTTAGCATAACCATCGTTCTCGTTAAGAACGAATAGTGGAGCAGTGTTACCATCGTGGGTGTTCATCTGCTCAAGCCACTTCTCGAAGTAGGAGCGGGTGATCATACCCTTGTCGTTGAAGAATGTAGCAGACCATGTATCGAAGGTTCTATCACCAGCGATCTTAATAGTTCTACCACGGAAGGGAACTTCAATAACACCTAACTGAGCAGCAGGAAGAGCTGCCGACTTACAAAGAAGGTCGGTGTTGATGTTAGGGGTGCCGATGCTCTCGGGGAAAGGAATTTCCACCGAGAACATATTTGGCTTTACGCCTTGTGCGATTTCTCCAATGAAATTACTAATTTTAGTTGCCATTTTTCTTTAAACCTCTTTTACGTTTGTGTTTAATATCAACCTCTACCTACAACCTCAGCGAAGGAAACGCCGGTCTTAGTAGCAGTGAAGGTAATACTTACGAAGTTAATAGAACGTGCTGCCTTGACGAAGATCTCAGCAACGAATTCGTTTCTATCGATAACATCTGGTGTGTTATTAGATTCATCACAAACAACGAGGAAATCTGTAACGCCTCTTCTTGCCTGAACTTCAGACAAGTAGGAGTTTACAGCACTAGCGAAAGAAGATCTCGTTAGAACATCGTTCTGTTCGAACAAGACTCCCGAAGCAAGGTTCTCAACTCTTCTCTCAAGATTGAGGAATAGTCTACGAACGTTGATTCTATCAAATGCACTTGTGGATGCCAAAGCGGTCTTATCTCCGAAGAGAGTAATACCAGTACCAGGAAGGATGGTGATGGGGTTAATTCTGTTGGTGTAGAGATCGTCTCTATCAGCAGCAGTAGGAACGTATGCTAGTTTAATAGCATTCTTGAGTGCTCCCCTAGCAACCCCGGCAGGAGAGTACCAGTCATATAGAACTCTGGAAGTGTTAACACAGAGACCAGCAACATCACCGTTACATGGAATATAACGGAATCTGTCATTGAATCTGTCATAGAGATACTTGTATCCAGAATCAAATACCGCGAACGAGGTAGAAGGCAAGGTACGGAAGAAGTTAATCGTATTTGTCTTCTGGTCGGCGGAAGATAGCGAGATGCCACCAGTACCGATTTGGTTTCCTCTGTGAGGAGATACGAAACCGATACAATCTTTTCTAGCATCAGCAATCGATACAACCTTAGATGCTTTACCTTTGGTGTCGTCTTCCAATGCCATCGATCCACCCATTAGGATGAAGTCTAGGTCAGTTTGGTCGGCGGTAGCAAAGTTATCGTAGGCAGCAACGATTTCACCTAGAGAGTAGTCGTAATCATCTGCTCCATCTTCTAGAACAAAGGATTGTACACCGGCAACTCTAAAGGTTCTGTTAGGACCCGCGTCAACGATGTCTACAGAATCTTGGTCCCAAGCAATGAACTTGTTATTTCCTGTATTAGCAGCGTCGAGAGTACCAACGGCGTCATCTAGAACAGCAATCTGTCCATGGAATACATAGGAAGATTGATCGTTGATGATCTCCTTATAGTAAACAATAGCGTTTTCTGTGGAACGACCATCAGTTAGTTTAGATAGAGAGTTAACTCTTTCTACAACGTTAGCAACTGTTCCAGAAACTCTACCGTCAATGTCAACGATAGCAACAGATAGTTCATCGAACTCGATACCTCTATCAGCAGCGTACTGGGAAGTGCCAGGACGAACACCGAGACTGTTAAGAGGAATAGATAGTTCTCCTACTTGAACGTCTGTGTTGGTGTACCAGTCATAAACTGCTGTTAGAGCAACGTCGTCATCTAGAGCAGAAACTGTTAGAGTAGAAGAAGCACCAGCACCGAAAGAAGCACCATCGAGAAGAACAGTGTCACCAATAGTGTACTCATCACCATCGGTTAGGAGGGTAACGGTTGTGGTTCCAGCGATTACAGCAATATCAGCAGCCTGGAGAGTAATAGTTAAGTCAGTAGCAGCACCACCACCGATGTCAGCGGCAGCGATAGTAAGAATTTCGCCCACTGCGTATCCGCTACCAACAGCGTTAACGACAACAGAGGCAACAGCGCCAGTTACACCGTCTCTAGTAACGTTGAATGTAGCAAGCGTTCCGGAACCATCGGAAGTAGAAGCAACACCGACGTAAGAAGCACCAGCAAGAGTACCATCAGCACCACCGCCAGCAGAGCTAGCAGTAACATCAGCAGCAGCAACTAGACTTCCGTCAGAAGCGTCTGCTACAACTACGCTAAATGTAGCAGGAGCAGCAGGAGCACCAGCATCAGTATCTGTTACGGTGTAGGTTCCTGGTGTTCTGGCTGGATCAACAGCAATGTCGATAGAAGCAGCAGGAGCAGCAATACCATCAGTAAAGGTACGGATACCAGATTCGCCGGGACCACCGTCGTTAACAGTGTCTCCTACAGATGGTTCGATTAGAATTCCTTCTGCGTCTTTTGCTTGGAGAACGATAGCAGCCTTACGAGCAGCAGCGTCCCAACTGAGAACATAACCCTGAGCACCATTGCTGAATGTCCACTCAGAACCAACCGCGGCAGCTTGATCCTCTAGATCTTCTGCTAGTTCTACGTATACATCAGCACCTCTGTCTACTACAACTACCTGTAGGGAATCTCCCCACTTACCAGGAGTTCTAGCAGCAAATTTTGTTGGTGTGACTTGACCTACCCAGTCAACTTCGTTCTTTACAACTAGGTTAGTGTCACCTGCTGTATTTGCGGTTCTAAGACCGTCTGTTAAAGCTCTAACTACTGATAGTCTACCACCATAGTTTAGGAATTCTGAAGCAACAAACCAGTCTTCAGCATTTTTTTCATTAGGTAGACCGAAAGTATCTAGAAGCTGTCTCTGGGAATCAATTTCGGTGAGAACATCTACGGGACCTCTAACGAAAGTTGTAGCGATAGCACCGGTTAGTGCCTGCGCTCCAACAATAGTCGCCGTAGTAATGTCACGTTCTCTTAAAATAATTCCAGGCGAGATCTGACTTGCCATGTTAATTTCCTCTCGGTGTATCCTTGAATCTGAAATTATTTATTATTTCCTACTCTTTGACTGGGGAATAGTTGGGGAATTACCAATCTGGATACACGTCCTTAATTCTAGGTACAGGATTGTATGGTATGTCTGGTTTATTCTTTTTCCTAACTCTTTCTTTAGTACACTCTTTACATTCATATGAATATGCTGATGCTACAGACCCACGATCTTTACGGGTGAGATAGAAG